GCGCCAATCCTGATGACCGAGCCGGCGGTGCCGGTGGGTCAGGAATAGTTATTATAAGGTATGCAATATAAACCATGGCAAGCACAATAAACGCATCAACGACAAGTACATCAGGTCTGTTACAAACTGCTGATGCATCGGGTATTCTACAGTTACAAAGTAACGGCACCACAGGATTAACTGTAGGTTCGGGCGGTGTGATTACCGCAGCCAATGGCATAATAATGTCTGGTATGACACTAGGCACCGCTACCACAGGAGAATTTGAATATGACGGCGGGGAATTGTATTTCACTCCTTTAGGTACACAGCGAGGTTTGATACCAAATATGCAGTATTTTAGATTGGATAGCAACTTAGTAGGATCTAATGCTACCGGTGGTCAAAATATATTAGGGGTAGGTTGTACATTAAGTAGCGGAGTAGTATATGCATTTGAGGCATTATATGCGCTGAGTAAAACCGCCGGAACAACTTCCCATACAGTAAATCTTGGATTTGGTGGAACAGCAACCGTAAACAATATTGCGTACACAAATACAGGACTTTTTACAGCAGCGGCGTTTACTGATGCATCTGTTTCGCCTGATGTTATGACTTTTGTTCAAACAACAACACTTACAGCAGTTACTACAGCCACCACTACCGCAACGGTGCGTTTTATGACTAGACTTTCTGGAACAGTTTCTGTTGCTAACGGAGGAACCTTCATTCCGCAATATTCACTCAGTGCTGCCCCCGGAGGCGCATATACTATACAACTAGGTAGTTATTTCCTAATTTATCCAATTGGTAACGCAGGAAGCAACACTTCAATCGGAACTTGGGCTTAACGAGGATTAGACACAATGCCATACGGAACACTAGCATTAGACGCAATTTCAACTTCGGGTAATTTAGCGGTTACTGGTAATATTTCAACTTCGGGTAATTTAGCGGTTACTGGTAATATTTCAACTTCGGGTAATTTAGCGGTTACTGGTAATTTAACAGTTACCGGATCGTCAAATTTAACAGAGTGTGCTCAGTTGGCCAGTACCGTAACATACAATATTCCAGACGCCGGTTCGGCTGTTGTGCCCTTTAATACAGTATTAATTGCTGAAAACATTACTATTAATCCTACAGCATCCACAGTTAACGGCATTGAAGCGTACCATTGGCGACACTCAACTACTGGAGTTTACCGTGTTAGGTATGATGTAAGAACATCAACCGATACATGGAATATGATATCAGTGTGTAAAAATAATAACGCAGCACTGCCCGCAGGCAACGGTTTTAGAACAGGAGCCGCCGCTGGCGCAATGGGTATAACTTTAGAGTGTTTATATCGAGTCACTGACACCTCAGATAGATTTTCGGTGTTTCATTGGTGTGTGGAAGCTTCTACAGGAGCACAGTTAGCTCACGCTGTAGGAAATCCTCCAGCATCATTTTTTATCACCCCTCAGGTGGGCACTGCGCCAACTACCGGTTATTACAATAGCATAATAATTACTAAACTATAAGCAAGGATTAGAGGCAATGGCATTAACACTAGACGGAACCGCAGGCATAACATTACCAACTTGGACCACTGCTGGTCGTCCTAGTAGTCCGGCTGCTGGTCAGTTTGGATTAAACACAACATTAGGTTACATTGAGTGGTATTCAAGTACTGCCGGATGGCTTGCAATATTTCAAGGACCTACATATATTCTTAGTTATTTGGTGGTTGCCGGCGGAGGTGGAGGTGGCTACGATGGTGCCGGTGGTGGCGGTGCCGGTGGCCTTTTAACAAGCAGCCTTCAGGTATCACCAGGAACTACATACACAGTTACCGTAGGTGCCGGTGGTGCCGGCGCACCAACATCTCCAACAACCGGAACACAAGGTAGCGACGGTGGCACATCGTCGTTTTACAGTATATCTACTGCTGGTGGCGGCGGTGGCGGTTCTAAAGGGTCAAACGGAAGAACTGGTGGTAGTGGCGGCGGTGGCGGACACACTGCTGGAACTGGTGGATCCGCTACTGCTAGTCAAGGTAACAGTGGTGGTGTAGCAACTACCAACCGAGGGGGAGGCGGTGGTGGCGCTAGCGCAGTTGGCACAGCGGGTGCTTCGGGCGGACATGGCGGAACAGGATTAGCATCGTCTATTACAGGTACAAGCGTAACTTACGCTGGTGGTGGTGGTGGCGGCTCCTACGATAGCACTGGGGGCAATGCCGGTGCTGGCGGCGGAGGTGCAGGTGGTGGTAGCACAGGTGGACAGGCCGCCGGAACAGTCAATACTGGTGGTGGCGGCGGCGGCATGGGAAGCGCCGTATCCGGTTCTCCTGCGGCTGGCGGTTCCGGCATAGTTATTGTATCGTACGCAAACTCAACACAAAGAGCCTTAGGAGGAACAGTAACCAATTATGTTTCAGGCGGTGTAACCTACTGGGTTCATACCTTTACCTCCTCGGGAACATTTACAGCCTAAACGGAATTAATCATGGCAAGAACAAGAATTAAATCTTCGGCAATCAGTAGTGTTATATCAGTTGGTACTACAGCACAACGACCGGCAACTGCCAGCAACGGTGCCATGTATATTAACTCTACTACAAATCAATTTGAAGTATACTATAGTGGAATTTGGACTAGTATATCCCTACTTGAGGTTCCTAGTTCTAACATACAATACCTGGTAGTTGCAGGCGGCGGCGCCGGAGGTGGCTGGGCCGGTGGAGGTGGTGGCGCCGGAGGTCTTTTAACTGGCAATATTGCTGTGTCTCCCGGGACACAGTATACAATTACAGTTGGTGCCGGCGGAACTGGTGCATCGTCAGGTACATATGCTAGTAACACTTGGTCATCAGGGTCCAACAGTGTATTTGGCAATATAACAGCCACAGGCGGAGGAGCAGGTGCAACCTATGGGATAACACCTACTGGTAGTGTCAACGGTGGATCAGGTGGCGGCGCCAGCTATGCAACTTCAGCGGGAACTGGTACTGCAGGACAAGGCAATAACGGATCGTCCTATAGTGGCACTTACGAAGGCGGCGGTGGCGGAGGCGCTGGAGCAGCTGGATCAGGAAAAAATGGCGGCATTGGACTTCAAAGCTCTATTACAGGTTCGTCAGTTTATTATGCAGGCGGCGGCGGCGCCGGCCCTTATACTTCAGGTGGCACTCTTGGAACTGGTGGCCTGGGTGGCGGAGGTAGTGGTAGCACCAATAGCCCTGCCAATAGCGGTACCGTAAATACTGGTGGCGGTGGTGCAGGTGCATATACACCCAATTCATCAGGGACTAGTCAAGCTGGGTCTGGCGCCGGCGGTAGTGGTGTGGTAATACTTAAATATTCTACCATCTATGGTAATGCAACTGTAACTGGATCTCCTGTTTATACTGAAACAAGCGGATCTAGGATTTTTGTCTTTAATTCGTCAGGGTCATTTTTAATACCTCAATGAGAGTAAGTTGTTAAAATAAATATAAAATAAATCGCAGAGTATTCAATGGCACACCAATTAGTTCTAAACAGTTTTACCGCAACGGCACTAACTGCGATTATAACTACTCCGGTTATTGCTAATGTACAGGTAACCGATGGCAGTTATACAGTTACAGGAAATGCAAATGTCGGTGTTGGTGGTGGTTATGTTAGAATAAATGGTATCAATTTTGCGGCTAACAGTCAAGTACTAATAGATCGTACTCCGGCAACAGCTATAGCTTTTGTTAGCTCAACACAATTAAATGTGCAAGTTCCAGCAAAATCTGCGGGTAGTTATAGAGTATTTGTGGTCAACAGCGATGGTGCTTTTGGTCTTCGAGTAAACGGAGTTTCATTCAGTTAAAGTCATGGTATTAAAAGTAACAACCAATAACATTCAAGATTCAGCGTTGGCCATTATGGCGGGTCCCCGCATCACTGGTGTACAAGTAACAGACAGTGGTTATACTGTACTTGACGATACTGCTGTAGACATAGCCGGCGGCTATATTAAAATCATTGGTGCAAACTTTGTCACCGGTTGCCAAGTCTTAATTGAATCAACTGCCGCTACTAGTGTTACTTTTGTTAGTAGCTCTGAAGTCCGAGCACAATTACCGGCAACAGCAGCCGGCACCTATATACTATACTTGGTAAATCCCAATGGTGATACTGCTATTCGAGTTAATGCAGTAACATTTAGTACAACTCCAACTTGGGTAACCAGTAGCAGTCTTACTGGTGATGCTGACGCAGTTATTAGTTTGCAACTCAATGCCACAGGTGCAAGTACCTATTCTTTACAGGCCGGTAGCAGTTTGCCTGTGGGTTTAACATTATCCAATGTGGGATTAATTAGTGGTACAGTCACAGGGCTTTCGTCGGAAACAGTTTATAACTTTACCATTCTTGCTACAGATGCTGAATTACAGGATAGTCCTAGATCGTTTAGTATTACAATTTCAGTTGGCGATCCTTATTTTAGTTATGTTACTACATTAATTAGTGCTGGCAATACTGGTAATACCTTTATCAAAGATTCTAGTACAAATAATTTTCTTGTTACAGTAACTGGCGACACCCGACCAAATAACTTTAATCCTTATACCCCTGGATACTATAGTAATTTCTTTGATGGTACTGGTGATTACCTAACAACATCTAACAGCAATGAATTTATAGCTAGCACTAACGGATTTACTATAGAAGCATGGGTATATTATACTTCTATTACAAATTTTTCATTTATAGTTGCTAGTACAACAGGGGCCAACAATTACAATCCATACTGGTTTATTGGATCAACCAGTGGCGGAAATTGGAGAATTTCTTGGGGTGATGCAACCGCAGTTGATGTGGGTGTTGCTATTGTAATAGGCACTTGGAATCATGTTGCAATGGTTATGGGGTCAGATGGGTCTGGAACATTTTATGTAAATGGAGTCAGTAGAGCAACAACAACTGGAAAAACTCTAAATGGATCTGCAACTGGTATTGCTATCGCTCATGGCGGCGGCGATCTAGCGGGACAATATTTAGTAACAGGATATATTTCTAATGTTCGCTATGTAAAAAATAATACAGTTTACACTTCGGCATTTACTCTACCCACTGCTCCTCTTGCAGTAATATCTGGAACTAGTTTACTAACTTGTCGGGATAATAGACTTATTGATAGTTCATCAAACAACTTTACAATTACACGAACCGGTGATGTGTCAGTGAGTGCATTTGAGCCATTTGCACCCAATACCAGTTATGCCTCATATGGTAGTACCTATTTTGATGGTACTGGTGACGAATTAACATGGTCGGGTGTAAGCATCGGGTCAAATCAATATACATTTGAGTGTTGGTTTTATAATACTGGTACATTTGGTATTATTGGTATGCTAGGAACAACAGCAGGCTCAGGGCTCAATATCCGTTTAAATAGCGCAACTCAGATAAATGTCGATGCCTATAATAATAGTGCAACAGGATTTGTAGTTCCGACAATGACTGTTAGACAATGGTATCATTTGGTTGTTTGTAGAGGAGCCTCAAATCAAACAACAGTATTTTTAAATGGTGTTAGGTCATCTACTGGGGCAGTTGCAATATCAACTAGTTATTCTACATCTAGTAGAATTGGTGCAAGTATAGAATTAACAAATTTCTCTGGCTACATGAGCGATGTTAGATTAGTAGTTGGTAGCACAGTATATGATCCAACACAAACAACTATTACTGTTCCCTCTGCACCGTTAGCCGCAGTTGCAAATACAAATCTATTAATTTGTCAATATAACAGACCAGCAAATAATTCAGTATTCATTGATGCTGGTCCTAATAGCTCAGTGATCAACAGGCTTGGTAACCCGACACAAGGTACATTTAGTCCTTATGGTGCAGGTTGGAGTAATTACTTTGATGGCACAGGTGATTATTTAACTGCACCCAACACAGTTTCTAATTTTGGCACTGGTGATTTTACCATTGAGGCTTGGTTTTATAAAACAGTAAGTGCAGGTAAACCTGTTGTAAGTAATCAAGACGGCGGCACTAATAATAATTATTTTGTGCTCGATGCCACTAACGCTCAGGCAACTTATCAAGTTAGAGATGATTCGAGTCAGGCTTATGCATATGGCCCAACACTCACCGCTAATACTTGGAATCATATTGCGGTTTCAAGAAATTCAGGAACTGTGCGTGTGTTTGTCAATGGTGTTTCGGGAACACCGGTGACTATTACAAAAACAGTTACTTCTCGGTTGACCGTTATTGGTGGGTTTTTATACACAGGATTTGAAAATTATTTTTCAGGTTATATTTCTAATCTACGAATAATAAAAGGCACCGCACTCTACACCGCCAACTTTACCCCAAGTGGTACACCTTTACAACCAATTGCAAATACAAGTTTATTGACTTGTACTGACCCTTATTTTATTGACGATTCCTCGAATAACTTCACTCTTACTAGGAACGGCGATGTAAGAGTGCAAAAGTTTAGCCCATTTGCAGGAACTGTATTACCTGCACCATACTACAGTGCATACTTCGACGGTGTAGATGATTATCTAAGTATAACTAATACTACCGCACTAACACTAACTGCGGATTACACAGCAGAATGTTGGTTCTATGCTACTAGCAGTGTCAGTGCCTCACAAACATTAATATGGTTAAATGGTAATACTGACGCTTATGCTGCTGTAAGATTGGGTATAGAAAACAATGGAATAACATTCCATCAAGCAAACACTAGCCTAAGTTGGGGAATTAACACAGGTGCCATTGGTCCTACTCTAGTAGTTAACACCTGGTACCATGTTGCAGTATCAAAATCAGGATCGTCAATTAGAGTATTTCTTAATGGAACACAAATTGGATCTACTTATACTTCCGGTGCAGTTTATAACGGTACATTAAATTACATTGGTGCTTTAAATTACTCAGCAGTTGGTGATACAATTTTTAGAGATTTCACTGGTTATATTTCTAATGTAAGAATAATTAAAGGCACAGCTCTTTATACTACAGCATTTACAACACCTACTGCACCACTAACTGCTATAACTGATACCAGTCTACTAACTTGTCAAAATAACACTTTTGTTGATAACTCGACTAATGTTTTTACTGTGACTGCCAATGGAAATAGTCAACCAACTACTTTTGCACCGTTTACCGCTTCATATTCTAGGCAATCCTATACTCCTGCAACATATGCTGGCAGCATGTACTTTGATGGCACAGGGGATTATCTAACAGTTTCGTCGGCACCAATTTATTTGTTTCCAGGAGATTTTACAATTGAAGGGTGGATGTATTTTACAAACACCGGCGGAGGATCACCGCAGGTATTGTTTGGTGTAAAGTCTGGTACCACTGAATTTGATGTTCGGTGGTTCACTACTAGATGGCAAGTTAGTTTAAATGCAGGCTCTGGTACTGATATAGGAACAACTCCGGCACCAGTAAACAATTCTTGGACACATGTTGCCTGTGTTCGTAGCGGTAGCTCTATTAAATTATATGTCAACGGTGTTGCCACAGCTACAACATTGACAAACTCGTCAACACTGGGTCAGTCTGCTTCGTCGCCTAGCATTGGAGCATCAAATACTGGCAGTAACATATTCACTGGGTTTATTTCTGATGTCAGGGTGGTTAAAGGACTTGCAATTTATACCAGTAATTTTGTTCCTCCAGTTGCACCGTTAGATATTTCGTCGGTGGCAAAAAATACAGTATTAGCAGTCAACGGTTCTGGCTCTTCTATTTACGATTCGTCGATGCAGGTGAATATTGAAACAGTTGCTGATGTTAAATGTTCAACTTCGGTAGTTAAATTTGCCGGAGGATCTAGCATTTATTTTGATGGCGCCGGCGATTATTTGGATATAGCAAACAGTGTATTAAACCAGTTATCTGGTATATCCTACACTATCGAAATGTGGTTATATCCAACTACATCTGGAACCGAACGCAGAATTTTTAATAAAAACGGTTCTGGCACATTTGGATATTTGCTTTATCTAAGCACCGGTAATGTTGTCTGTTACAGAACAGACAGTACAAATATGACTGCCGGTACTGCAACGGCCAATGCAAATACTTGGACTCATGTGGCTGTTACGCACGACGGTACGACAACACGAATTTATGTTAACGGATCGTTATCTACAAGTTCAACCGGTGTTACAATTACAAGTGCAAACGAACAAGTTTCTCTTAGAATTGGCGCAAGGCAGTTTGATGCAAGTTTACCGTTTACCGGTTACATAAGTGATATTAGGCTTACAAGAGGTCATGCACGATACACTGAAAACTTCACCCCACTATCAGAATCAGTTAAAACAAAATAATTTTGACAAACTAAAATACACGCTATATAATAGCGTATGAAAATCGCTATTATAGATATAATTGGTTTGCCCTACGATGGCACCACAGTATACAGTCAAGGACTAGGCGGCTCGGAAAGTGCAGTAACTTTTATTGCCGAAGAACTTGCACAAATTGGATTCTCTGTAACCGTTTTTAACAACTGCGACATTGATCATGCTCGACCAGGCATGTATAACGGAGTTAATTACAGACCCTTAGCTGACCTGGCAGCCCCAATCGAATTCGACATAGTTATTAGCAGTCGAACAGTTATTCCATTTGTAGACCCAGCTAACTACCACCTATTAGGTGATGGTCGTGCCATGGTCCTGCAAAATTACAACATTTATCAAAATGTAGTTGAGAGAGCCAAGATGCGTGTACTATGGATGCATGACACATTTTGTCTCGGTGATAACCTAATCGAAGAACTGGCAACCAGCAACAGGATCACAGATATCTTTACACTCAGCGATTTCCATTTGAGTTATGTGGGTACATGTAATCACGGACGCCGCAGAATGTTTGAAGTGCTAAAGAGAAAGTTCTTTATTACTCGCAACGGTGCAAAAAGTTATCGATCCGAAATCGACATAGCAGCCAAAGATCGAAACCTGTTTGTCTATAATGCAAGTGTAACCAAAGGCATGGTACCATTGGTCAATGACATTTGGCCCATTGTTAAAAGAGAAATTCCCACTGCTCGATTAAAAGTCATTGGTGGCTATTATCGTTTTAGCGCCAGTTCGGGTCCTGACCAGCAAGAACAAGACTGGCGCCGAATGGTTGCTGATCCAAAGTATGCCACAATGGGCATTGAGTTCACTGGTGTTATTCCACAGCGAGAGATAGCAAATATTCTCACAGAAGCCAGCTACATGATCTATCCTTGTGCATTTCCTGAAACTTACGGAATAAGCACACTGGAGAGTCTGCTATATAACACACCTAGCATTACCTGCAGATTTGGTGCCCTAGAAGAAATTGCACTTGATCAGGCCTGCTATCAAATTGACTATCCAGTTGAGCCCAATGGTCTGTTTCCGGACATAAATCGCGCAGAACAAGTACAAAAGTTTGCCGCAATGGCAGTCAGAGCTTATACGGACACTTATCTGCACCAACAGAAACAATATTACTGTAACAGCATCAAAGACATTGCAGGTTGGGATAGCGTAGCAATACAATGGAAACAACATTTCTATCGACAGACTGGGCACTACCTATCTCGCGATGACTATATCCGTGTGACTAAAATAAACAAGAAAGTTCATAGAATCTGGGGTCGTCGTTATACCAATCCAGCCGAGTTTGACCATTACAAGCCCAGTAAAGAACAACCAATTGCCATTGTTAGTACTTTTTACAATGCTGAAAACTATATTGGTCGTTGCATTGAAAGCATTGCCTGCCAGGATTATGATAACTATCAGGTATACTTGGTTAACGATGCCAGCACTGACAATACCTTGGGTGCTATTGCTGGAGCCATTGCTCGGCTACCCGAGGATATACAAGATCGTTTTAACATAATCAATAACACTGAAAATCGTGGTGCAGTAGCCAACCAAGTTAATGTGTTCAGACAGTTACCAGATCCTGAAGCTATTGTAATGATACTCGATGGAGACGACAGCCTGGTTAATCGCAATGATATTTTTACCTACTACAACGGCGTCTATGACGGAACCACAGAGTTTACCTATGGAAGTTGCTGGAGTATGGTTGATAACATTCCTTTAATCAGCCAACCTTATCCAGAATCAGTTAAGCAGGCTCGTGCTTATAGACAACATCATTTCAATTGGATCTTGCCTTACACACATCTAAGAACATTTAAACAACGACTAATTGATGCTATACCCGATTCGGCATTCCAAGATGAACAAGGGAACTGGTACAGAGCCGGAGGCGACGGATCTACTTTTTACAGTTTAATTGAGGCTGCAGATCCTGCCAAGGTTAAGTGCCTGCAAGAAGTTGTCTATAACTACAACGATGCTAGCCCTTTAAATGACTATAAGGTAAACGGCGACGAACAAAATCGAACAGCTAGATCTATCCTCAACAAAAAGCCTGTAGAGAAATTTTCAGTCATAGTGCCCACAATGTGGCGTGTTCCAGATCAGTTTACAAACTTTGTTAAATCTCTTTGCGAGTCTGACTATGTAGGCGAAATAATTGTCATTGACAATGACCACAGTCAAAAGCCCGCAGACTTTCCTGAACATGCTAAGATTAAGATCTATGACTTTGGAAAGAATATTTTTGTCAACCCTGCCTGGAACTTTGGCGTTCGTTCTAGTCAATTTGATCGTGTATGCATAGTTAACGATGATGTAGTTTTTGATTTAAAATTATTTGAAAAGCTTCAAGGTCTAGTAACACCAACTGAGGGCGTTTTTGGACTTTGCCCGGGAACAGCAGATTTTAATCAACCCCCGGTTACCACAGGTACCATTGACATAATCCCATGGACCGGTCAACACACATATGGTTTTGGTTGCTTGATGATTATGCATCGTCGATCCTGGCAAGATATACCCAAAGGCCTAGACATCTACTACGGCGATAACTATATTTTTGATCTACAATTAGAACGAAAGAAAACTAATTATCTAATTACCAATATGATGTTTCAATCTCAGTTTGCCGCAACAACATCTGATCGATCACTTACCGGCGGCGTACTAGAAAAAGAAACACCCGTCTATCAACAAGTAAAGGCACAAATGACTTTAGAAAATACAGTGCAGACAAAGACACAACCTGTATTGGCCAATGCACCAAAAAAGAAAATATTAATTGCTATTCCTACTGCTCGCAACATTGAACCAGAAACTTTTAAAAGTATCTACAATCTTGAAGTACCCGACGGCTACGAAACCGTGTTTCAATACTTCTATGGGTATAACATAGATCAGGTTCGCAATTTAATTGCAGATTGGGTAGTCAAAGGTTACGATTACTTGTTTAGTGTAGACTCGGATATAGCATTTCCACCTGACACACTAAAGAAGTTATTGGCACACAATAAGGACATGGTTTCTGGTTTATATATTCAGCGTAAGCCCGGGCTACACATCTTAGAAGTCTATGAGCACAACAGTCACGGCGGTGTAAGTAACATACCTTATGAAAAACTTGTTGGTCGTGGCTTAGTTGAAATAGCCAGTTGTGGGTTCGGCTGTGTACTAATCAAAGCTGAAGTAATGCGAGCTATTCCTTATCCGCACTTTAAATATCACAGCGCAATTGATCATAGAAATACTGTCAGTGAAGATGTTGATTTTTGTCGTAAAGCACTAGGTGCAGGATTTAAAATTTGGGCCGACACCGATATCCATTGCCGGCATATTGGTCAGGCAGAATTTGTCATCGATACCAGTATTAGACCAGCATCTGTTGAGTCAAGACTTAGAGAACTAGGTGGTCAACGACTACTACCTAGAGACCATGTTAATTATCTAGCATCGTTGGCCGCATCTGGATTTCAACCAAAAGTAATATATGACATTGGATCGTGTGTACTACACTGGACCAACGAAGCACGACAAATTTGGCCTAGTGCAAAAATTTATTTGTTTGAAGCAATGAGCAGTTGCGAATTCCTATACAGGGAAAACGGTTACGAATATCAAATGGGTGTTCTTAGTAGTCAAGATGGAGTTGAAATTGATTTCTGGCAAAATGAAGAACACCCGGGTGGAAACAGTTACTATAGAGAGAACACCGCAGTTAATCCGCAGGCAGATCAGTACTTTAATGAACGACATCGTCGTAGATTGATTAGTCGTAGTTTAGATAGCGTAGTCAAAGAAAGAGGATTCTCTGCACCCGACCTGCTTAAGATGGATGTACAAGGTGCTGAATTGGACATATTAAAAGGTGCTACAGAGTTGATTAAATCAGTAAATGATGTAATACTAGAGCTTCAAGTTGTTGAATACAATAAGGGTGCACCTCTTAGGGACGAAGTTATTAACTACATGAACCAATTGGGTTTTGATTGCCTTGGCCTGTTTTGCAATAATGGTCCAGATGGTGATTATCATTTCCGCCGTAGAACATGAAAATTTTTGTAAATGGAACATTCGATATTCTTCACCGAGGACATATCGAACTTTTAAACTATGCACGAAGCCTTGGCGACCAATTATTGGTAGCCATTGACACCGATCGCAGGGTCAAAGAATTAAAAGGCCAATCGAGGCCTGTCAACAATCAAAAAGACAGAGCCTATGCACTGCAAAACTTAAAGGCAGTAGACAGTGTTCTGTACTTTGATTCAGATCAAGAACTTGAAAACATTATTAGAAAGTACAGCCCTGACATCATGGTCAAAGGCAGCGACTACCAAGGGCGTTCGGTACTTGGTGAGCAGTACTGTAAAGAAATAAAATTTTATGATAGAACACCACACTCAACAACAAAAGCAATTCAAGATATTATTGCTAGGGGATAACTGCACTGACATATACCGTTATGGTCGTGTTGCTCGTCTTAGCCCAGAAGCACCAGTTCCAATTTTTGAACACGCTTACGAAGTTGAATTTGCCGGCATGGCCGGAAATGTTAACGAAAACTTAAAGGCACTTGGTTGCGAAGTTACATACCTGCATACCGAAACTAGCCGTAAAGAGCGACTTATTGATTCGCGCAGTAAACAGCACTTGATTAGAATAGACCGCGATGCAGTATGCTCAGAACTAAAATTGTCCTCTATGACCATGTTACAGATAAACAGCTACCATGCTGTGGTCATCAGTGATTACAATAAAGGAACAATCAGTTACAATCTTATTGATCAAGTACGCAATGCTTACAATGGTGTAATTTTTATTGACACTAAAAAAGATGACCTTGCCAGATTCGAAGGCTGTTTTGTAAAAATAAACAGTGACGAATTTTCCCGGGCAAAAACTTTACCCAGTGGTAACTGGTTAATTGTTACCCAAGGATCTCAAGGTGCTATGTGGGACGGAAGGTTATATCTGCCTAGAATAGTAAGTGGTGTTCTTGATGTTTGTGGTGCTGGGGATACTTTTCTATCGGCATTGGTGGTTGAGTACTTACGGACCAAAAATATGGACAAGGCTGTAAGTTATGCCAATCGTGCAGCTGGTGTAACAGTACAACATGTGGGTGTCTATGCACCAACACCAGAGGAAATACTATGACTAGACTAGATGGATTTGTAGAAAAAGGTTGGGGTCACGAATTAATTTGGGCAACCAACGACAAGTACTGTGGAAAACTTTTAAAGTTTAATAAAGGTGCTAGATTCAGTATGCACTTCCACGCTGAAAAAGATGAAACTTGGTATGTACTTGATGGAAAATTTTATGTGCTAACTATTGATACTGCTAATGCAAAACAAGAGATGCACTACCTTAATCCAGGGGACACATGGAGAAATACTCCCTTGCTACCGCATCAGATTATCTGTGAAGAAGAAGGCACAATTATTGAAGTTAGCACACCCGATAGTGTTGAAGATAATTACAGGATTTTACCAGGAGATAGCCAACGATGAAATATATGGTTGATATAGACGGAACTATATGTTCTAACACCAATGGCGATTATGAAAAGGCCGAACCGCATGTTACACGAATACAACATTTCAATGAGCTATATAACTTAGGTTTTGAAGTACACTATTGGACTGCTCGGGGTGGCACCACAGGTAAAGACTGGTCAGAGTTAACTACACAACAACTCAAACAATGGGGAGTTAAATATACCAGTTTGAGTTTTAAGAAACCAAGTTATGATCTCTGGATCGACGATAAAGCTATAAATGTTGAAACTTACTTTAACATGCCACGCGGTGATTCTCCTCGGCCACCTGAATTTTTTTAACAATATCTTCAGTGGTTAAGGTTCTTTGTAGGCCTGGGTGTAGTGGATTGGGTACAGCGGTTAACGGAACCCAAGCATAACCAATGTGTTCATCATTGAGTTCGGGTACAAATTCGTAGTTTACAGCAATAAAATATGTATGGTAAACAAACTGTTCGTTGCCACTGGTGAACATTTCTATAGGAACAAATTTAGGATCGATGATCTTACCGCCTAGTTCCTCGTGTATTTCTCTGTTCAGACCTTCGACAGTTGACTCCCCGGGATCAACTTTGCCGCCGGGTATTCCCCAAGTATGGGACCAGCTACCGGACGATCTTAGTAAGAACAAATATCTTCCAGTATTTTGTGCATAAATTAGTGCGCCAACACCGTTAGTTATGGAACGAAACTCCATGCCCCTACGCCGTATCGACCTTCCACGGATTTTGTCCATTGTTGATTTTTCCATTTATATTGAATATTAGTTCTGAGATTAGTTAGATATTTTACACTGGTCACAGAGTCGCTGTCAAAGTCTACAATCCAGTTTGTTCCTGTGTACTCAATTATATCATTGGCATTGGCAATTAAGTCAGGGTAACCTGTACGATTCCAGATGGTTGCACCATCTTCGTTACCAGTGTTACCAATGGGGTTGATAATAAGATATCTAGTTCCTGCAGGAGGATTAGCCAATGTACTATCTACTGTTACATTCTGCGGATCAATAATAGCATTAACTGGATCAAGATTGTTAGCAGGTAATGTGTCAATCAAAGGCGAGAATAGCAGTAAGGTTGGATCAGTTGGGTGGTAGCTGACTGTACCGACTATGGTGACACCTTCCTGCTGTAGTCTAATTTGACTTATTCCGTTGGTCAGTTGTGCATAATTTTTTAACAGCAGGGACCAGCTGTAACCCGAACTAGGCGAATACTCAACAGGATTATACGGAGTCTGGTTTTCAGATTGGAATAGTTTAATGGTATTGCCGATATAAAGGACATTGTAGTTGAATATGGTATAAGATTCTCTACTGAGCAAAGTAGAAGCACCTATATCAAAGGTGTCTTCGTAGTGATCAATGGTGCTGTTGGCATCCCAAACACTGGTAATAATCTTCTCAATAACACCCATTCTCTTTACTTTAGCTGGTGCACTGTACCAGACAGGTAATTCAAAAGTTAGTGTAGCAATGTCAATAGGATCTTCTGTGCCCACAGGAACACTACGACTGCTAAAATTAAGATCGTTTAAGGTAATGTAGGTTAAACTAGTCCAGTCAACATAGTTGTCTGTACTTTGTATTTCTAAACTTGGATTAAACAATACAGAAATTTGTTCTAGTAATTGTAATTTTTGATCTGTATTACTGGTCCAGATATCGACCTTTAATGTCAGGTTGTAGGGTACAGGCATTAATCTTTCGACTGTGACAGTATCACCTAGTGTTGCAGTCAGGTTTCCTGTTTGGTCAACATCTCTATACCTTAGATGCATTTTGCTAACAAAAAAAGGCTCCTGCACTCTTTTTTGGTCGTAGCGCATGGCCGAAATGTAAACGCTCATTGCTGGAACAGTAGACAGTGAGTTTTCACTGTTGTTTCTAAGTATAGTTGCTGCCTGTCTACTACTGTCTCCATAGTAGATTGGTACTTGTAATAGTACGGGGTTACCGTTGTCGTCTTTGCCCATAGAAACTTGAAAGTTGCTGAGCATACGAATAAACTGTTGTAGGAAACGCCTGGTTTGACCTGAGTAAAAGTATGAGTTCATTTTTAATTGTAATCGGCTTTAGGTCTAAGAACCTCGTGTAAATTCTGCTTTTCATCGTGTACATTACCGTTAACATCAGTAAATGTGTTAGTGTTGTTAATAAACGAATTTCGTAGTGTCTTATTAGTGTCGGCACCGTTGGTTAGGTCAGTTCTAACTGCATCTTCAACCTTAATCCATCTTTTACCATCGAAGCGGAATAGTCGGTTTGGCATATAATCTACTCTTAGGCAATAATTGCCCTTTTGCGGGCTTGGCGGAAATGCAATGCCCGAGACAACTGGAAGTCCGTTTGGTGCCAGACCCTCGCCTGACAAATAACCTTCAACTGTTTTTGCCGGAGAGGTCCCGTCCTTTTCGTAGTTATGAAACAATTGGTCAACATCGTAGCCCGATTTTGGAACTTCAATTTCGGCTTGAGTTACAATAGCTTCGTTTACATCTTTATAACGATTATAGGTGCTTAGTAAATCGCCCAGTGGATTAGCATCTGGCTCTCCGTCACCATTAGTATCCACTGTTTTAATATTTTTAAGTATGTCTTTGTATTCTTGGCTGTCCACCAATGGATTCAACTTGACACGCCATAGGTGCGGCCACCAAGTTGGGCTAAATCCTTCTGCGGCTCTAGTAGCGTCACTAACTACAAAAAATCGTTTTAGAGCAGCTGGCAAGTCTGGGTTCAGTGTTTCGTAGTCAATTAAGTGCATGAGCTCTAAGACATCGCCGTTCATTAGTTTGCGACCTAGAGTTTCTGTCATGTCATTGATATGAAAAGTCATAAACAATGTTCCAGTTTGCAGGAACAGCCCAAATTGTGTCAGGTCAAAGTCGTTGTCTGAGACTTGGTAAATACCTCGAAGACTGTAAACACTGGTGTCATACTTGCGATCTCTGTTTTCAAGAAACAGCAAATCTTGTATGTTGAGTTCGCTTTGGGTAGTATAACTAGGACGAGTAGCATCACCGCTTGGAGTAGTGCTAGTTTGTGGTCCTAAATACTTGTGTACATGAATTCCGGTGCCGCCAATGGAAAACATCTCTGAAATCCTGCGATCAAAGAACTTGTAATCATTGGTGTGTTTACCGTCTTTCCAAAGTGAGAGTCTTGGCACTATAAATGTCCTTAGAATATTAATTATTTATGGGTTTGACACTTCAATGGAGTTTAGTGTAAAATAGGCGTTATGGACGAACTCGAGCAGGCCAAACAGCGTTATACGGACTTACTGCCGTCAATGACAGCCATACAGAAACGAGAGTTTCGTGCCGACCTAGCCAAGTTTAGTCATAACTGTGTCAACATATTAGATGAAATAAGTAAAGAAGAAGTTGTTTGCAGACAACGACGACATATTACAGTAAGGTATAACGAATTAGTTACATATTATGTTAATGCTGTAGATATACTAGAAAAGTATGTAATGTTTGCACATCTTTCGGGCGGTTGACCTTGCACCCAAAAGACAGTATAATTATGGTATTCACAAACAGGAGCAGAAATGGCTACAGTTGCTGGTGTTAAAATTAAAACTAAAGTTACAAAAGCACGAAACCCACTTTTCTTTGATGAAAAATACACTGGCGGCGAACCTGTTTGGCCAGCAGATGCACATGATTGGTCTGAGGAAAAGTTTGACAATTTGCTTCGTCGCAGTTTTTATTACTACAATTATTACTACAGTCAAAAAGACTGCAAGAAGTATGTTGTTGAGTGGATGAAATCTGCCACTGAATTTGATCGCGACGAGATCCGTGCCTTCGAGCGTGCCAACGACAAGTGGTTGCCCATGACTGCCTGTAGTCTTATTATGGCACATCGGCAGGGAATGCCCTTGCGTCCTCGTCATATTGAGTTTTTGGACAAGAGTATTCTTGAAGTTATCGAGCGTAGTAAAGGCGAACCGGACGAAGAAGTCAAGGTTGCTACACCCGAGCAGGTTGCCATGCGCCCAACTATTCAAGACCGCCTGGCAGAGCGTACCGGTGAGCTTATTGGCGAACTGGAAGGCTACTACGACGACCTGGACACTACAGTTAAGTTCTACGATTGGCTTGTTAGCAACAATGTTGTTCAGAGCCAGTTGACAAAATACGAAAATCTTTACCAACGCAGGCGAGCTGAGCTTGCAGAAGCACAAGCCAAAACAGACCCACAGCTCAAAGAAGCCTATAGCCATTTCAAATCCACCGACTTTAAAAAGCGAGTGAATTGGATTGACAGCCTGCTTGAAGCAATTGAGCAATATCGCGGTGTCAAGAAAGCGGCTAAAAAAGCTCGTGTTAAAAAGGCTCCTAGCAAAGAAAAGGTTGTAGCCAAAATTAAGTACGCTAAAGAGGACAAAGGACTCAAAATTGTTAGCATTAACCCTGCTGACATCATTGGCGCTAGCGAGCTTTGGGTTTACAACATCAAAACCCGAAAGTTGGGTAAGTACATTGCCGCAAGTTACCAAACACTTGGCGTTAAGGGCACATCAATCGTTGGGTTTGATGTAGACAAAAGTGTAGCCAAAACTCTACGCAAGCCTGAAGAACAGCTCAAAGAGTTTGCTAAGGCTGGTAAAGTTGCACTAAGGACTTGGCTCAAGGATATCAAAGCCGTTGAAGTCAAGCTCAATGGCAGGATTGGTACTGAAACACTACTTCTGAAGGTTGCCTAATACTGGTCCTGTTGCATTTATGCTAAATATTTGCAACAGGACTAGATTTTATGGCCACAATTAAACCAGGACTGGATCCAAATCTTCTGACTATTAGTACCGACAGCCTTGGTGGCCCGGGACCTATTGATTTTGATCCAACTACAGTTACAAGTTTAGCAACAAAAAAGAACGAAATTATTGACTATATTCGTTTGCGTCTCGGCGACGGTATTGTTGATGTTGAATTAGATAAAGAACACTACGAGCTTGCAATCAAGCAGGCACTAATCAAGTACAGACAAAAGGCACAAAACTCAACTGAGGAAAGTTATGCCTTTTTAAAACTGTTACCTGAAACACAAGAGTACATTTTACCTCAAGAAATTGTTACAGTAAAGCAAATCTACCGTAGGGGTATTGGTAGTGTTACTGGTACAACAGCAAGTCAATTTGAACCATTTGCTTCTGGCTATCTTAATACCTATATGTTGGTAGCTGGTCGTGTAGGCGGCCTATTAAATTATGAATTGTTTGTTCAGTATCAGGAACAGGCAATGAAAATGTTTGGTGGTTTCATGAATTTTACATGGAACCCTGCAAGCAAGAAGCTTTCTATTGTAAGAAAAATGCCTACTAGTGGCAGGACCTATGTTCGCCTAACCAGTATCACTGCCAGTGGAACAGCAGTTGGTAGCACAATTACCATTGTTACCGAAGATGTTTGGACAGTTAATGCTGGAGATAGTCTTATAATTGCCAACTCGTCCGTTGGAGGCTACAATGGAAATTATTTGATACAGTCAATTAACCGTGCAACAAAAACTGTAACAATCACAGCAATTAACGCACTTCAGGCAACCAGTATTACTGGTTTTGATTTGAGGAAAGTTGAAGTATCAAGTCCTTCGACTGATTCGCCAGCAGAAGTAGTGATGCTTCATGTGTTTAATTACAAGCCTGATGTTATGCTACTTAATGATCATTTAGTATTTCCGTGGATACAAGAGTATTCCTATAGTTTTGCCAAGCGAATTGTTGGTGAAGCTCGTAGCAAGTTTGCACAACTTGCAGGACCCCAAGGTGGCACCACACTTAACGGTGATGCATTAAAAACCGAAGCACAGACCGAAATGGAACAGCTAGAAAATGATCTTAAGAATTATGTCGACGGATCACAACCTCTAACCTGGGTGATCGGATAATGAAAATAAATGAAATAATCATTGAAGGTCAGGACAGGAAAAAGATGCGTCCGATGCATAAACAAGCTCTGTCAAATTTGACCCAATATGATGCACTTGATAACAATAACAATCCTTATCTAGCATACAGATTTGGTATTGCATTGGCCTCCTCACCAAGAGGTGATATGGACAAAAAAGGCACCATTGGTAGCAATTTCAATATGATTGACTACACAGATGCCGACTCTAAAATACGACAAGGCGCCGAAAAAACAATCGGTATCAAACCCAGCAGATCCACTGGCAAAGGCAGTAAAGAATTACCCACAGTTAATAAAACTAGCCCAACTGCTCAGCCCAGAAGAAACAAATACGGTGTCTAAATAATTGACTTAATTTGCATATTGTATAAAATACAGTATGTTTGTAAATTTAGATCTGGCACGAGAGCGGTATAATCACTGCAAATCTTGTAATAACTTTTTTCCTGATATACGAATATGCAGGAAATGCGGCTGTTTTATGCCACTTAAAGTTACCATTGGCAAGGCCTCTTGTCCAATTAAGATTTGGACTTCGACTACCGAAACATCTATCGAAAGAAAATACAATATCGATGACTAAAAAAATCATTGGCATCTGTGGCTTTATTGGATCTGGCAAAGATACAGCCGCTGACTATCTTGTTAACTTTCACGAATATCGCAGAGAAAGTTTTGCCAGCACACTCAAGGATGCAGTCTCGGCAGTGTTTGGCTGGGATAGAGATCTACTAGAAGGACGCACTGCTGAAGCACGAGCTTGGAGAGAACAAGTTGATCAATGGTGGGCAAGCAGACTTGGTATAGAGCATTTAACGCCAAGATGGATACTGCAATATTGGGGTACAGATGTTCTTCGACGACATTTTCATGACGACATCTGGATCGCTAGTCTAGAAAACAAAATTAGAAAATCCAAAGATAATATTGTTATCAGCGATTGTAGATTTCCTAACGAAATCAAAGTGCTCAAAGAACAAGGTGCACAAATTATTTGGATACAGCGGGGCCCAAAACCGCATTGGTACGATATTGCCGCAGGTGCAAATCGTGGCGATAAAAAAGCACTAGCCTGGATAGAAAATGAAGGTATTCATGCCAGCGAATACTCATGGGCAGGAACCAGGTTTGACCACGAAATTAATAACAATAGTACAATTGAGAATTTGTATAATCAACTTAAAAGTCTGGCCTAATAGGTCCAGGCTTCCAGCTAGTCGGTATCTTGCTTAATTCTTGCTGACAGTTTAGGCAAATGGTTTTTAAATTGGCCCAATGCATGTTCTCAGTATTGCCATCTACATAGTAGACATTTGATTGTTCTAAAAACTTAAACTTGAACCCGCATTTGTCGCACTTTTCTTTTTTACGATAGCCCGAGCGAAACCAATTTGGTGCCTCGGGCTTTATTTTTCGCCCTCGATGTATGCAACTGGTGCAGGTAGTCCTATAGTAAGGCTTGTCCTTGCGATAGTAGTTTAATGCCACCGGAAACTTTTTACATACTGGACAAATTTTTCTTTCCATGCATATACTTATCCCGGAAAGGACCAAGGAAAGGACCGTAAACGAAGCCCTTTTTAACAATAAAAAATAAATAACTACAACCACGATTATAAAGGACTACGATTATGGCATTAGTATCCCCTGGATTACAAATTACAGTTACCGATGAGAGCCAGTATCTACCAACCGCAGTAGGTACAGTTCCGTTCGTGCTAGTTGCAACCTCTGAAAATAAAACAATTAACGGAGTAACAGCACCCGGTACTGTTAAGGAAAACACTGGAAAAGTGTATGGCATCAGCAGCCAGCGCGAATTGGCAACCACTTTTGGTTATCCGAGATTCCGCCAAAGCAGTGCCGGTACACCTTTACATGGTAACGAACTAAACGAATACGGACTTATGGCTGCCTACAGCGCACTAGGTCTAGGCAACAGAGTATGGATTATCCGTGCTGATGTTAACCTAGATGATCTAGTAGGCACCAGCATTCGTCCTGTTGGTAAGCCTGTTGATGGCACTGTTTGGCTAGATACATCAACTACTAGCTTTGGTATTTTTGAGTACAATAGAACTACAAATACCTTTGCTAAGGTTGCACCTAGACTAATTACCACAGCAGTTGATTGCCTAACTGGTACATCTACACCAAAACCAAGTATTGGTTCTATTGGTGAATATGCTGTCACAGTATTTGACAACAACAACTATGTCTATCAAAAGGACAGCACAAACAACTGGAATCAAGTTGGTAGTGTTTCCTGGGCTAACGACAAGCCTGTTGTTGTTAGTACAACAACCACAGTAAGTTTACCAGCTGGTACCGAGTTTGTTATTAACGGTACAACTATTACACTTTCAACCGCAGTAACAACAATGGCTGCATTGGCTACTGCAATTACTGGAGCAGGAATTTCTGGAATTACTGCATCTGCTACCACTGGACGACTTGAAATCAAAGCAGGCGCTGGTGCTACAAACGGTTCAAGCACTGGTGTTTGCGAAATTGCTGCCGGTACTGCAAGTACTACTCCAGTTACTGCTGGAAGTTTTGTATCCGGCAGAGCTTATAAGATTGCTACAGTTGGTACAACAGACTTTACATTGATTGGTGCAGCCGCAAATGCAGTTGGTACAGTCTTTACAGCAACTGGTGTTGGTGTTGGAACTGGAACTGCTACTCCAGAAGTTGAAGACGACCTAACATCAATTGGTATTGTTAATGCTGTATATGGCCGTGCTGCCTTAACACACGGAACATATGCACAAGTTCCAACTTGGAGCATCTTTGATCCAATTACAAGACCAGCTGGATCTGTATGGATTAAAACATCTACACAAGGTGCAGGTACAAACTTTGTAGTTAAGATGTACGATAGTGCACTTAATACATGGTCAACTCGTGCTATGCCAATTTACGCTAACGGATTTGATGCTCTATACGGTTTAGATCCACTAGCAGGCGGCAACAGTATTGCAGTCAACTCTGCATTTGTTAAGTATAACACAAACAATAATGGAATTGCCAGCTTCAAGATTTACAAACTAGGACAATCTGGAGTAGTTAAAGTAACTGGAACAACAAGTCCAGCAAGCAATTCATTTACTTCTGGTAACCAGTTTAGTGTTGTTGCTAGCCAACCTGGTACAGCAACTCCTGTAACTGCCACTTGTACACTAGCTGGTACAGGTCCCGCAGACTTTGTAGCCGCAATTCTAGCAGCCAACATTCCTAATGTGTCTGCACAAGTTGAAGCCAATGGTGCAATCAGCATTACACATCGCGGTGGTGGTATTGTTACCTTAACTAACTTAACTGGTACTCCAGTAACTACAGCAGGCTTTATTGCTGGTACAACTGCTGGTGTAGTTTCTAATATTGTTACAGGTGCAATTAACCTAACAAATTGGAGAGAAGAAGTCTACACATTCAGTAACAACGAACCGTTTACTGATCCAGCCAACGGAAGGCTTTGGTACTACAATGACCCAACTAGTGTTGACATTATGATTAATGACAGCACAGGTTGGAAGGGTTATCGTAATGTAACAAGAGATCCTCGTGGATATAACTTAACCCAAACAGATGCAAACGGTGTAATTGTTAGCCCAATTAAGCCAACTACACAGTCTGGTTCACTAGGAACTCCATTGGTTCCAGGCGATATGTGGCTTGATAGCGGCGATCTAGAAAACTATCCAAGACTATATCGTTACAATGCACAAGGTACATGGGATCTAATTGACAACACCGATCGTGTAAGTCAGAACGGCATTGTATTTGCTGATGCTCGTTGGGATAGTAATGGTACTACTAATCCAATCACCGGTGACTTGCCAAGTACTGCATCACTGTTAACAGTTGATTACACAGATATTGACGCTCCTGATTATCGTCTATATCCACGCGGTACATTGCTATTCAATACACGCCGTAGCGGTTATACTGTTAAGAAGTTTATCCATAACTACTTTAACACACAATCGTTTAATGTCAGTGCTGGTGCACTACCTGCACAGAAGAGCACATGGGTTAGTGACCTTGGTCTAAATAGCGACGGTGTTCCATATTTTGGACACTTTGCACAGCGTGACTTTATTGTACAGGCAATGAAGGCTGCTGTTGATGGAAACTTAGATATCCGTGAAGAAGCCTATAACTTTAACTTATTGGCAGCTCCTGGCTATCCTGAATTGATTCCTAACTTGGTTGCATTAAACAATGATCGTAGCAACACTGGTTTTATTATCGGTGATACTAAGATGACATTGCCTTCGACCATGAGTGATATCACAGCTTATGCTACAACAATGAGTACAAATGATCCTTATGTTGGTGTATTCTATCCAAGTGCACTAACAACTGATCTTGCTGGTAACGAAATTGCTGTACCAGCAAGTCATATGATGCTACGCACATTCTTGCACAGCGATAACATTAGTTACCAATGGTTTGCTCCAGCTGGTACACGCCGTGGTCTAGTTGACAATGCCAGCGCAATTGGTTACTTGGATGCAGATTCTGGTTTGTTTATCCGTAGTGGTATTAACCAACAGCTTCGTGATAGACTATATGAGCTACGCATCAACCCAATTACATTGGCTAGTGGTTCTGGTATCACGGTTTACGGTCAGAAGACACTAAGCCCAAGCATTGGCGGCGGTGGTTCTTCCATGGATCGTATCAATGTTGCTCGTCTAGTAAACTACCTCCGTGTAGTGTTGCGTGGCGTTGCTAACCAGTTCTTGTTCGAACCAAACGACAAGATCACTCGTGATCAAGTTAAGCAATTAGTTGAGAGCGTTCTGAACGACTTGATTGCCAAGCGTGGTCTATACGACTACCTAGTAGTTTGCGACACCAGCAACAACACACCAGATCGTATTGCTCGTAACGAGTTATACATCGATGTTGCTATTGAGCCAATGAAGGATGTTGAGTTTATCTACATTCCGATTAGACTCAAGAACCCAGGAACAATTTCTGGTTCCGCAACTACCAGCACAACAACTCAGTAATGATAGTTGCACAAAAGATAGGCACAGAGATGTGCCTATTTTTTTGGTCCTTGATCAATAAAACTATTGTTAATGGCCAACTAAGGCCGAGACAAAATGGACCAAAAAATCATAAATATTTTTATAAGATTAGGAGATAATCATGGCAGTAGCCTCATTAACAAGATTTACCGTACCTTTAAATAGTAACCAAAGTGCTAGTGCACAAGGCCTATTAATGCCTAAGCTCCAGTATCGTTTCAGAGTCAGCTTTGAAGGATTTGGTGTTAGTTCTGACAAAGTTGAAATGACAAAACAAGTTGTTTCTTTTAGTCGTCCAACAGTTAGCTTTGCTGATGTCGATGTTCATGTCTATAACAGCATTGTAAGACTTGCTGGCAAGCACACCTGGGGTGATGTTAGCACAACAATCCGTGACGATGCAGCTGGTAATGTTACTCGTCTAATTGGCGAGCAACTACAGAAGCAATTTGACTTCATGGAACAAAGCAGTGCCGCAAGTGGTAGTGACTATAAGTTTATTACTCGTTGCGAAATGCTTGACGGTGGTAACGGCGCTAACGATCCAACCATCCTTGAGACATGGGAACTTTATGGTTGCTACATCAAAGAAGCAAACTACCAAGAAGTTAACTATGCTAACAGCGATCCTGTTACAATTCAGATGTCCATCCGTTTTGATAATGCTGTTCAAACACCGGGCGGAACTGGTATCGGGACATTTATTGGTCGTACAATCGGTCAAAATATTACTCAGTAATATGTTTGACAAACAAAAAAGGGTCCAACAGGGCCCTTTTTTTATGGCATAAATATTTTTAACAGGACACAATAATGGCAGACCTTCTCTCTGGATTAATTAACTTTGCTGGTGCAACTTTAAGCCAAGCACTTACCACTAGTAATCTTAAAGACTTTGCACACGCAAATAGATTATATGTTGGCGACCAATTTAGATTGGTTCCAAAGAACGGTTTCTTATTTCATGTGTTTATCGACATTAACGGCATAATTCAAGATGCTGCTAATCCCAATGGTCTAAGAGAATTAGGACTAATGGCAAAGTCTGCAGATCTTCCTAGGTTCAGTGTTGAAACAAAAACAATGAACACCTATAATAGGGCCACTGTGGTGCAGTCAAAAGTAAAATACGATCCTGTGACATTGACATTTCATGACGATAGTTCAAATTTGGTTAGAAACTTTTGGATCAATTACTACCGTCGCTATTATAGAGACGGCGACTATAATTTGTCGCAGTACTCTTTGCCATTTAAGTATACCGATCAACAAATAACAAATTTTGGTTTTACACCCAATGGCGGTCCTTTTTTAAAAGCTATCAGGATTTATAGTTTACACAAAAAGCGTTTTAGCGAGTATATTCTTGTTAATCCTATTATTAAAACGCTAAGACATGGCACTCATGATAATCAGAGTACAGATTCAATCATGACACACGAAATGGTTATCGAATATGAATCTGTTTTATACAATGCAGGTCGCGTTAGATTAGGAACACCTAAAGGTTTTGCTGAATTACACTACGACAATTCACCAAGTCCGTTAACACCGGCCGGAGGAGGGCCAAAGACTATTTTTGGTCCTGGCGGCTTATTGGATACCGGCAGAGAAGTCTTTGAAGATTTTGAAAATGGCGATTACGGAATGGCTTTGTTTAAGGCCGCCAGGGGAATTAAAAGCGCCAAAGATATGAACCTTAAAAATGCTGCCAAGCAAGAAGTTAATGCAGCAATCAATAATGCAATTAAAGATAGTATCACTAATAAAAGGATAATGGTTCCTAACTTGTTAACAACTTCCGGGATTACAAATATGCCATTTAATGGTATCAATGTTAATACATCATTGGTAGCCTTGGCTGGCGCACAAATGTTAGCATCGTCGTCGCCACCGTCGCCTATTAACGGATCTTCTGTAAATCCAGTTACGCAGGCAACTAGCGGATCTAATCCTCCAACAAATTACAATCGGTCGTGGCCACCACCACCATTGATTCGACCAACACCGGTTGATTTTTCTGTGGTACAAACGGTGAACAATCAAGATAATCAAACATCAAGTACAAATCAACAGCAGGTTAATACCACACAAAGAAAGCAAGAAATTACAAATAGAATAAACTATTTGAATGAACAGTTGGGTGCTGTATCTGCAGAAACAGCGGCAGCAAATTCTCAACAGACAATTGCTACAACAAACTTCAATGCTCTTAATTCGCAGTTAACACAGGCTAATGCATTACCAGACAATGCTCCTAATAAACAAGAAATTATCAATAGAATTAATCAAAGCATTAGTGTGCAAAAAGAAATCATTGATAACTCTGAATCAATATATAACAGTAAATTACAACAGCAAACAACAATTAAAGGCGAAATTCAAGCACTCAGAGCCGAAAGGGATACACTGGTATAAATTATGTCACAACCTGGAAATATCAACGCAATCGATATAATAAATGGTGCAAAGCCAAACGAAACTGACTATTTTTTCAGTAATTACTTTACACCAACATTTACAGTAAGTCAAAACATTGACGATGCTATATTATCTTTCTTTGAAAAAATAACTGAAAACAAAGAAGCAGCCAAGGTACTTGCAAGTTCAGTTATCTATACCAGCCTGGCTAGAGACATGGATCCAATGGAAGTTCTGTCTAAGTTTTCTGGAATGAGCGACGGCGAGTTAAGTTCTTATGTGGCTGTTTTTTTAAACATCAACAGAGTTGGAACTAGCTATCTAGGACTCAATGGCGTTCCTAAGGTTGGTAAGTATGTTCAAAGAATGCTGAGACCATGAGCAAATATGCACAAGGCAAATATCAAATAAAAAATATAGAAAAATATGTAGGCCGCAAACAGCCTACCTATCGCAGTAGTTGGGAATTTACTTTTTGTGCTTTTTGTGATAACAATCCAGCGGTTATACAATGGGCTAGCGAGCCCTTTATGATTCCCTACCGCAATCCACTTAACGGAAAAAATACAATCTATGTACCTGATTTTATGATGGTTTACATAGATAAAAATAATCAAAAACATGCCGAAGTAATCGAAGTTAAGCCGTTAAAAGAAACTAGCATGGAGTCAGCTAAATCGGTTAGGGACAAAGCCGCAGTAGCGTTAAACATAGCAAAATGGACAGCAGCCAAGGCTTTTTGCGAAGCACATGGGCTTAAATTTAGAATAGTTACTGAGCATGATATCTACCACGGTACTCGTCGCCGGTAAATATTCTTATGACAAAGAAATTAGAAGATCTATTCAATTTGCCCGAAAGCGACCCTGGGCAGTATGCTGACTCTGATAGCATTAAAGATGCTATAGAGGAAAATCAACAGGTACTAGACAGTGCCAATGACATTATTGACCGAATCGATCAGGCTTTGCCACAAGTTAAGGACTTAGACAATGCTGATGCGGAACTTGACGAATTAAGCAATTTGGCTAAAGAAAAGTTCGAAGATCTTATGGATTTGGGCATGAATGTCGAAGCTAGATTTAGTGGCACTATACTACAAACAGCTGGGGTATTATTAGGTCATGCGATTAGTGCTAAACAGGCCAAAATTGATAAAAAGCTACGCATGGTAGACTTACAACTTAAAAAAATGCGTTTAGATCAGAGTGCAAACAAAGATCCTGCGGGTAATGCTGTTGAAGGGCAAGCCACGGTAATTGACAGAAACGAACTACTATCCCGTATCTTACAGCAAAACAAAGCCGAAAAGTCTACCAAATAGTATAAATATAAAATAACAGGATTCCTTATGAAACCCTATGCACAATACTTACAAGAAATGAATCGAGTCTACGAGTTTGTAGTCAAGCTAGCCAATTGCGACTACAACTCCGAAGCTGAAGCAAAATTAAAATCTGCTCTAGAAGCCTATGTTGTTGAGTCCGTTGGTAAAGCTAAAAGATTACCAATACAAGAACACAGTGATTTCCCTGGGCAAGGTCCCTGCGAGTGCTGTATGCTTGAAGTTGCTGTTCGCTACCCGGTGGTCAGTGATCAAGTAGCACAGGTTGTCGCAGAAAAACTTGGAATATCAAGAAAACAAGTTTTGGTACGCACTAAAGGTGAAGAAGAAATTCATTCATCTTTTTATGAGCCCAAAAAAGCCAAGGATGGATCGGTACTAAACAACCCTGAACTAGACAGTGAATCGGGTGCACAAGATCTAGTGGGTCAAAGTCGTAAAGACAGTTTGCTCAAAGAGTTGGAAACACGCAAATATGAATTTGCAGCCAAAGGCGAAACATCCAAGACTGTTGACATGCCACCAGGAACAGCCAGTCCGATTGGTTCAAAACAAAATAAAATACCCAGCCCAGTAAAAGGAAAATAAAATGGATTTTAAATCACTATTATCTAAATTAGATGTCATTGGTTCTAAGAAAAACCTCAATGAAGGTTGGGACGATATGATGAAAGCTTCCAAAGAGAAGGAAAAAGAAAAAGGTACAGGCAAGTTTGACAAAAAGGAAACTAGCACCGGTACAGTTTATACTCGCAAGTCTAGTACATTTGATGACGGCGGCGATGACAAGGATACCAAGAAGGCCAAAGAAAAAGCCAAGAAAGCCAAGGTAAAAGAAGGCGAAGAAAAAGTCGACGAAGATGATGTTGAAGAAGGTAACGAATTCAGCGGAGCTCGTGATGCAGCCGTTAAAGCTGGTAAGAAAGAATTCACAGTTGGCGGAAAGACTTATCCTGTAAAGGAAAGTAAAAAACCCGACGACGACGATGATGGTGTTCCAAATTGGGCTGACAAGAAGCCGGGTGAAGACGACAACGCAGATAAGAAAAAGGCCAAAAAGAAAGTAGCCGAAGCAGAAGAAAAATGCGACGACTGCGGCAAGCCCACTGATGATTGCGAGTGCGATGACCATGATCATGAAGATAAGGATGATGATAAAGACGACGACAAGAAGAAAGTTGACGAATCTTTACAAGAGTGCTATGATCAAGCAATGGGTCAGATGCAGTCACAACAAGAATCTGGTATGAACATTAGCAGTAACATGGACACCAAGACTGGTAACCAAAGTCTAACGGTAACTGCACAAGGCCCTGCTGCTGACGAACTTGCACAATTGTTAAAGTTGTCTGGTATACTAGGTGGCCACGACCATAGCCACAGCAACGAAATTGAAGTCTCTATGGAAGAAGGGGAATATGCCAATAAGCCAAATACTCAAATGCAAGGTATTGATGCCCAAATCCAGCAAGGCAACGATCTAAATCGTCCTAAGGCTACACATCCTAAGGTAGCAGGCGGCGACAACCCTCTACAGCGAGCAATTGCTACTATGGAAGCAAAAGCACAATCTGACATTGAAGCTCTTGAAAAGAAATTGATGGAGCAACTCGAGTCGCTTAAGGTTGTTACTAAAAAGTAATGAAGTCTTTTAAAGAATACTTGACTGAAGCTGAACAAAGGCTCAGTCAAGTTGAAGAAATGGCAAATATGCCTGCTGCCGTAGATAGTACAAGTCCTATACACGGCAGTTCTAATTTTGCCAACTCTGAAAAATTACAAAGAAGACCTAAAAATAAAAATGAAACAATACCGAATAAGGGCGGAGAATTTTCACCAATCGGGGGAACCAGATATTCCAGACGCACACCTGGACTCCCAGGACCTGGCAGAAATACAAAAGCTGGCAGGAATTAAAGCTGGTCCTACTCTAACTGAATTACAAGGCATTAACATCAGTAATACTGGTAACGAAAAAGCTGAGTTGATGCGTAAACATAATATCAAACCAGGTACACCAGAGTGGTTTCAGCTTTGGTTTAGTTTACCTTACCTAACAGGTGAAAAACCTGTAGACAAATAAGTCATTTATATGTACTCTGGATAAGTACATATATTATGAGTAAACCACTAGAAAACGCACTAGTCAAAAAGCCCTATACTGCTCAGCAGTTCTCTGACCACGAGCTAGAGGAGTTTATTAAGTGCGCTGATCCAGTCACTGGTCCCAAGTACTTTATGAGCAGGTACTTTTATATTCAGCATCCCACTAAGGGACGAATGAATTATGTGCCTTTTGAATACCAAGATCGTTTAATTGATACCTATCACAACTATAGATTTAGTATCAGTCTAATGCCAAGGCAGACTGGTAAAACAACCAGTGCCGCAGGTTATCTACTCTGGTACGCTATGTTTAATCCAGATAGCACTATTCTCATTGCCGCACACAAATACACTGGTGCTCAGGAAATTATGCAACGAATAAGATATGCTTATGAATTGTGTCCTGACTTTATTCGCGCCGGTAGTACAAGTTATAACAAAGGAAGTATTGAGTTTGAAAATGGAAGCAGAATTGTCAGCCAAACAACTACAGAAACAACAGGCCGTGGTATGTCTATTACATTACTATACTGCGACGAGTTTGCGTTTGTTCGCCCTACTATTGCTCGTGAGTTTTGGACTAGTATTTCTCCTACTCTGAGCACTGGTGGTAAAGCTATTATTACCAGTACACCAAACAGTGACGAAGATCAGTTTGCTACAATTTGGAAACAGGCTAATCGTTGTCTTGACGAGTATGGCAACAAAACTGAAATTGGTGTTAACGGTTTTAAAGCATATCGCAGTTACTGGAATGAGCACCCTGACAGAAACGATCAATGGGCCCAAGAAGAAATGGGCCGTATTGGTGAAGAAAGATTCCGCCGCGAGCACGGTTGCGAATTCTTAATCTTCGATGAAACCTTGATTAGCAGTAATTGTTTGCTTGACTTAGAGGGCCGAGACCCAATTGAAAAGCAGGGCCAGGTTCGTTGGTTCAAGCGTCCTACCAAGGGTAACACTTATCTTGTGGCACTGGACCCAAGTCTTGGTACAGGTGGTGATAGCTCTGCGATACAGGTTTTAGAACTACCAAGTTGCGAACAAGTTGGCGAGTGGCAGCATAACCGAACAATTATACAAGGGCAAGTTCGTGTATTACAACAAATTTGTCTACACATCTACGAACAGATTGGTTTAGAAAACGATATCTATTACAGTGTTGAGAACAATACATTAGGCGAAGCAGTGCTAGTGGCCATAAGTGAACTTGGTGAAGAAAATATTCGAGGAATATTTTTAAATGAGCCTGCCAAAGCGGGTCAAGTTCGCAGGCACCGAAAAGGTTTTACTACAACAAACAAAGCCAAACTCGCTGCTTGTGCAAAACTAAAAACAATGGTTGAATACAAAAAGATGACTATTAACAGTTCTAATTTGATCAGTGAATTAAAGAACTTTGTGGCATCAGGCGGAAGTTTTGCAGCCAAAGTTGGCGAAACAGATGATTTGGTTATGTCGTTGCTATTGGCAATAAGGATGATACAAATCTTGCAAAACTACGATCAAGCATTGGACACCAGACTACGGGGCAACGACATCGAATACATTGAGCCGATGCCGTTCATTATGATGAGCTAAATATAGTATTAGACTCAGGGTTAATTTATGAAAAATATTGAAAGAATTGCTGAAGAATTATTTGATAAAGTACGCAGTCGTTTTGATCATGTGGTTCTCGGTGACGAGGAAACCAAAGAGACAGACGACCCTGAACAAGCCAGAATTATTAATTTTGATTATGTAAGCCAAACAGGCGTAAACTATGGAAACATAACTCTGAGTCTAATGGACGAAGAATCATTGAAAATAATTTTTAGCAAAAATTTAACTGATAAACTACTTGAAAATCCCGAAGACGAAAGAGAATGGTTTGACTTTTTAAAAGGTCTAAGATATTTTGCCAAGCGTAACTTACTAAAGTTTGATACTAGAGATATTACTAGAAGTAACCTTACTACAAGAGATCTTAAACAGTTAACTAAAAACGCATCTTATACAGCGGCTGATACTCCTGACACTGTAATTGAAAGTAGACTTACTGGCACTAGTCGTGTCAGTACACAAGACTTCGGACCTGCCAAACTGCTAATCTATCATAGCGAAGCAGTTAACGAAGAGATTCCGGGTGCCAGAAGCCGTAAAATTGATCGCATGTATGTAGAAACAAACCAAGGCGAAAGATTTTTAATGCCGTTTAAAAAGTTAAGTGCTGGTCGTGCAATGGCCGAACATATAGCACACGGCGGACTTATTCACGATGCCGCAGCCAAGCACATTGTTGGCATGGTTGAAGAAATGAATAACTTGTCATTCTTTGTAAGAAATACAAAACATAGAATGTTTGAAGATGGAGAAACACAGGCAATGGTCGAAGCCGCCGTTGAAAGATATCACGAGCTTAGACATAACCTAAAAAGAATGAGTGGACCTAGAGGTTACGAATCCTTTGCTGAAACTTTCCAACCTGATACTCCCGTTGAGGAGGAATACGATATTGAATCACTCAAAGAGCGTTTTGTTAAAAAGATGCTTGATGATCGTATTACACAGGCATTGCCTTATGTTCACCGTGCTTATCAAAATAAAAAGGCTGTCGCCAGCGATCGTTATTTTAAAGAATTTGACGAGTGGGCCGACGATGTTACTGAAAACAAAGAACTTGAAGATGTCGATGTTGAAGGCCTAACTTCTATAATGCAAAAACCTATTGAAGTTGGAGTTGACGGTATTGACGCCATTAATACCATAAAAGATTTTGTTCCATCAGACGACGAACTGTTTACAGCCATTACTGAGTTAAGCAGAGAAATGGGTGCCGAAGCAGATGCAAGATCTGTGGTCAATCAATGGTTAACTGGAAACGGGTATCCATCATTATATGTACCAGAGCCAGAAACTAAATCCGAACCTGGTAGTGACTTCAATAATTGGAGCGCCGATTTTGAACGCCGTATGAAAAATCCTGAGCCAACTTTACCGACCCTGGAAAGTTTGAAAAAACTAGCAGGACTATAAAAATTGGGCTAACAGCCCAATTTTTTTCTCCATACAGTTTGACTTAGATAAAATATTATTTTATTATACATACTGTGTCGCTAAATACATTTGTTACGCAACAATTCTGTTGTGTATCTAGGACATAAACTAAGACCATCTTAAGGAGAAATCATCATGGCAACTACATTAGCAGAAATTCGTGCAAAACTACAAGCGGCTGAGAATCGCAGCCAAGGTTCAGGAAACAATGAACCTAGTTCCATTTACGCACACTGGAACATTCAAGAGGGCAGTACAGCCCGTGTACGATTCCTACCAGACGCAAACGAAAAGAACAGTTTCTTTTGGGTTGAGCGTGCCTTAATCAAACTTCCATTCTCAGGTGTTAAAGGACAATCAGACAGCCGTCCGGTTGTTGTGCAAGTTCCCTGCATGGAAATGTATGGTAAAGACACACCTTGCCCAATTCTTACTGAAGTTCGTACCTGGTTCAAAGATCCAGCATTGGAAGAAATGGGTCGCAAGTACTGGAAGAAACGCAGTTACTTGTTCCAAGGTTTTATTCGAGACAATCCTTTGTCTGACGATAAGGCACCTGAGAATCCAATTCGTCGATTCATTATCAGCCCGCAGATTTATAATCTGATCAAGAACGCTCTTATGGATCCCGAGCTAGAAAGCCTGCCTACCGACTACGAGTCTGGACTTGACTTTAACATCAAGAAGACCAGCAAAGGTGGCTATGCTGACTACAGCACCAGCACCTGGGCTCGTAAGGAAAGCGCACTGAGCTCTACAGAATTGGCAGCCATTGAGCAATTTGGTTTGTTTGATTTGGCCAGCTTCCTGCCCAAGAAGCCCGGCGATGTTGAACTCAAGGTTATCAAGGAAATGTTTGAAGCCAGTGTTAATGGCGAAGAATATGATCCTGATCGTTGGGGTCAATACTACAAGCCAAGCGGAATGAACTTTGGTGATGCTGAAGCAGATGTAGCAACTGCTGAATCTGCACCGGCGGCTTCTAAGCCAGCTGTGTCTGCACCAGCAAAGGCAGAAACTCCTCCTTGGGAAGATGACGCCGCTGAGGCAGCTGAGGCTC